ACATGACATCAGATGTTTGAGGCCGAGTAGCAAAATGGTTATGCAGTGGATTGCAAATCCACCTACGCCGGTTCGATTCCGACCTCGGCCTCCACTCTTAAAAACCCCGTAGATCAACGATCTACGGGGTTTTTTATTGCCTGCAAAAAAGTGAAGTGTTCCGCAATTTTGGTGTGGGGTTCCGCAACTGAGAACAAGCTCACCCCTTTGAGCTGTCTCTGGTAAGCGCTGAATATCTAGATCCTAAATTCCCGTTTTTGAGGTTCTCTACTAGAAAAAAATACAATAGAGCTCCTAAATTTGCCCTGGGCTTTCTTTAAGTGTGGGGTGGGAACGCAATCGCATAAGTGAGTATTTTGGCTTTTTTTGCACTTGCGTTGTAAGCGAAAACTCAGTTTACTGCATCAGGTTTTTTACCGTTGTTACTTAAATATTAACTCCCTGCGCGAAATATAGGAGCATGGACGCATGACTGACGCATATGAGCTCACACAATTAGACTCTCACTCCTTTGAGCATATGGTTAACTTTCTAGCCTTAAAAGTATTAGGAAAAGGTGTTACGGGTTTTGCACAGGGGGCTGATGGTGGTAGAGATGGGCTGTTGTCTGGTGAGGCGCCCTATCCTTCGGACACGGATCGTTGGGCTGGTGTGTGGTATATTCAGTCTAAATTCCACAAGCCACATTTGTCTAAAAACCCTCAAGCTTGGCTTATAAATGAAGTTAAAAAAGAGTTAGCGGAATTTGAAATGCAGGGGTCTAGAATTGCCCCTGATATTTGGATTGTGGCCACGAATATCGAGCCTTCAGGAACACCAAAAACCGGCGCTTATGATGCGATTAAGTCTCTTGTGCATGAGTGTTTTGGTGATGAAGTAAAGTTTGATATATGGGGTGGGCGAAAAATTTTAGATTTTCTTGCCAGTAATCCTTCTGCTGCAGCTTATTATGGTCACTTTCTTACACCGGGAAATGTGCTGACTGCTATGTACAACCAAATAGGCGAAGGGTCTGCACAAATAAAGCCTATTATTAATCATCTTATATTAGATCAGTTTAACGATCAGATTTATACTAAACTTGAGCAGGCGGGGTCCTCGGGTGTTAGGCCGAAGATTCATGAGTTATTTGTAGACTTACCAACTACAAATAAATATCTTGATGATGAATTTGATATAATGGAAACGTTGGTAGCAACTTCCGCGAATGCCCATAGGCCTACTGTTTGGAATTCATATGGGGAAGGTTGGCGTGCTTGGGCGAATATTCCGAAGCGTGCAAGAGTTATTCTGTTAAAAGGTGGCCCTGGACAAGGCAAGTCCACTGCTGGACAGTATTTCTCCCAAATTCAACGTGCCGCACTTCTTCTTGAACCGAGTGCCCCTTTGGTACTTCCAGCTACATCAGAAATAGCAAAGGAGTTTTTGACTGCCGCTGAGCTATTAGGTTTTAAACCTACTAATCCGAGGATTCCGATTAGCATTGAGTTAAAAGATTACGCGTCATGGTTTGGGGGCAGAGCGAGTGGAGAGTCTAAAGGGATTCTTTCTTATTTGTGTGAAAGAATTTCGCAAAAAATTGATCAAAAAGTTGAAGGTGGAACGCTTAAAAAAGCTTTTGCAATAAGAAGTTGGTTTCTGAATTTTGATGGTCTTGATGAGGTTCCAAATGATGTAAAAGACGAGGTCGCAGGTGAGATAATTAGGCTTACTAATACCATTTTGCCGGAGCTTGATGCAGATATATTAGTATTGTGCACAACGCGCCCTCAGGGATACTCGGGGCAGTTTGAGCACTTAAATGCTGCTACATTAGACTTAATTTCCCTTCCGGCTGAAGTGGCAATGAAGTGTGCGGAGGGTGTAATAAAATTTGGTAGAAGCGAATCAGAAAGTGAAAATGCTATTCAGGTTTTATCTTCCGCCATGGAGTCTCCTCAGGTCAGAGAGTTAATGACGACCCCCTTGCAGTCGCATATTATGGCTGTAGTGGTTCGTGATGGAGGACGTCCGCCCGAAAAAAGATGGGAGCTGTTTGATAATTTCTATCAGGTCATGAAGAAAAGAGAGAGCCTAAAGAATTTTCCTGATGTTAGAATTTCTAAGTTGTTGCGCGAGAATAGTCTTTTACTTAAAGCTATTCATGCGAGATTAGGAATTGCATTGCACGCAAGTGCAGAAATAAGTGAAGGCGCCGATACTACATTAGATCGCGAACAGTTTTGCCGTTTGGCAAGACAGACTACTGAGCGCTATGTTGATGAGAATGTCGATGATTTAGTCGAGACCTTGATGGAGGCGACCATCGAGCGGTTGGTCTTTGTAAATACACCAGAGAGCAATAAGACTGTTAGATTTGATATTCGGCAATTACAAGAGTTTTTTGCCGGTGAATTCATTTATTCAAATATTGATCCATTACAGTTACGTTCCAGGCTTGAAGTGATTGGGAGTGATTCGCACTGGAGAGAGGTAATGCACTTTGCTGTAAGTGCCCTTATTGTTACTATGAGGCCAACAGAATTAGCAGTTGCTTTAGAGGTTATCTGTAATATTGATGATAGTGACTGCTCTCATGCGATACGAACTTTCAAGCGTCGATTAGGTGTTGGTGCAATATTGACATTGAGGCTGTTAAATGAAGGTGTGCTAGAGCAGGACAGAACCATCCGTCTGAAGTTCAAAGAAGCCTTAGTCCCTCTGTATGCTATGGTTGATACTGACGTAATAACCGATATTATATCTCTAAGCCATCCGAATACGCTCTCATGGCTGTTAAATTGTATGGTTGATGCTCTCTTTGAATACAGCGAGCCTGAGCAGATCGGGGCTGCAATTGTTCTAGCAAGAAAACTACCGGATGACCACGCCCGAACGTCTGAAATAAAAGCGAAAATATTTAATTCGTCGGCAGGCTATATAAATAGAGTATATAGATCATATTTAGCTGATCATTATTCGATGTATGGGGTTCCTGAGAATTTAATAATTAATGATTGGTTTCTACAGGGTACGCTGCAACTGCTTACCGACAAGGATCCAAATCCTAATATTGATTTTTGGACAATCGTGCGCGTTCTCAGGCGTTTGAATAAAGTACAAGAGGTAGCTGGCAGTATCGGGCTGTCGGATCTTGAGTTGCGTTTGCTTATGATTCTTGTTGAGAATACAGACAATACGCGAGTGCATAAGCAAAATAATACTAAGCTGGATGATATGACCGTCGCTAGCTATGTCCATAGCTGGAAGACGAAAACACTTCCTGAAAATTTGGATCTGGAAATCGACTCTTCGGTTTCTAAATCACCTATTTTGAACCTTATGGCAAGTATTGTTAGATTCAGTCAGCAGCAGTTGTTGAAGGATCTTTGTGATGTGTTAACCACTCTGGTTGAGTACAATTTTGGAGATGTGTTTTTACCATCATATATTCAGGCCTTACTGCCAATTAATTTTGAGGGAGAGCTAGGGGGGCATAATTTAAATTTTCAGCTGGAATTTTTCCGTTCAATCACTCAAGAAGAATTTGATAAGTTGCTATTGTTGGGAACTTGGAACGGTTATTTATTGCCAAAGGATTTCGAAGTTTTAGAAGTCGGGGCGATTGATTCTGTACAAAAGTTGAAAATTTTGTCCGATTATCATCCGCTGGTTGCTGTGTCTATTTGGTTGCAGTCAGATCACTTTAACGAACCTCCGTATGTGTTCAGGTCATTAGAGTATAGAGATTTGATGCTCGATGTTATTTCAAAAAATCCTCAGACTATCGCGTTTCATTTTGGTAGTCTGGGTGTTATTTTCGAAGAGTTGCCTGAGTTTGAAAGTGCCGTTAGATCGTTATTGTTGAATTGCTCCTTGATTGGTCATGTGTCCTATAGTGCGAGTCGTGTTAAGCCATTCAAGCTAAATCTGCCATTGGAAATAAATTGTCTTTCTTTGGTTGCTCGTATGTTGATTACCCCTGAGCGTAGGGCTGGTTTCGAATCAACTAATGACGTCGACGTGTCTACGCTGATTAAACAGTATGGCCTAGATAACGATATTCTCATGAAACTATTCATGAATGAAAAACTCGACAGTATTCATCGCGCTGCTGCGTTTTGTTGTTATATCTGCCAATCAGGTGACGAAGGGTCAAACATAATCGGAACGTTTTTTGAATTGAATCAGGACGCTCTGGTATTGTATTTTTGTGAACAAAAATTGCCAAGCTGGTATGTTGGTTGTTTAGTTTATTCTCTAGGTTTTTTTGATCCTAATGAGGATCTGGTGATGGAGCTGGTTGGGCAGATTCTTCATATCTATCGGGAGGATTATAATGCTAGAGCGGTCATTCAGGATTTGCTTTCTAAGTGGCGGGAGCGTTCTAGTGCTCCAGTGCAATCGAGAAAAATTTTGGATGAATGGTTGAGCGAATAACTTTAAAGTTGCCTCTGTAGGTTTGTAGAAATACAGAGGCAATTGTGACTTTTATGGTGATGTTTTTATATTTTTATGTTTTTGCTTGAACTGCAGGAGCCTGTAATTTCTGTTATTTGGTTGGGCAAACTATCTCTCCAACACGGCGATATACTTTTTTTGTCATCTCTTGCGTTGAGTGACCAAGTAGCCTGCTTGCATGACTAATGTCGTCAATATCGCTTGCTGCTTTTGGTCGAATGTCGCGGAATTGGAACTGGCGGATGGCGGCTGCAAGCGTGGTATCACCTTCGGCCGCGGCTTTCACAGCTGCTTTTTGTCGAGCTTCATCCCACCGATTTCTCAGCATGGCGTAGCTCATTCGCAGGCCTGCGTGGTTTGTGATCAGACTTGAACTACTGATGCGGGCCATGTCTTTGCGCTCAAGCAGAGCATCGAGAAAGGTGCTTAGGTTTGATGCGTCTGTCCCGTTGTGTAGGCGGATGCGCAGGCGTTTCTCGGTCTTTCCCTGTCCTACCATTAGGAATCCATTGTTGAGGTCTGCGGTCGATGCTTTGAGCACGTCGGCGGGGCGCTGGCCGGTCAAATATGCCAGGTCCATCGCATCCTTGAGTTCGGGCGGAGCCTCGGCGTAAACCGCATCCCAAATAACTTGGCCAGCGTAGAAGTCGCGTGGTGTCTCTTTGTTTCTGCGAAGGCGGGCGCAGGGGTTTGCCTTTTCCGTGAGCCCCCATTCGCGGGCGAAGGTGAAAATAGTCGAGAGGAGGGCGATCTCGCGGTTGGCACGTACCTTCGCTGTCCTGGCGTCACGATACTGGGCAATTACTTGCGGGGTGACCGCGTCGACAGGTGCTGATTCGAACGAATTGCGTAGTTGTTTGAGGCCTTTCAAGTAGTCCTTTTGGGTGCCGTGCTTCAGCCCAGGGATCACCTTTTTTTCGTAATCGTCGAATAACCTGCCCATTAGATGAGCAGGCTTGGGTGTGCCTTTGCGATCCAGACGTGCCCATTCGACTTTGGCCTCATCGAGGTCGCCTCCGAGCGGGATCTCCACTCGGTTACCGTCGGCGTCCCGGCCGTTGTAGTAGTAGCCCACCCAGGTACTGCCGTTCTTTCTTTTGCGGCTACGGCGGATCATCCGTGGCGGCAGGTCCCGGTTTGCGGCTTTCTTCTGGCGCATCGTTAACCTACACGTGAGAGATCAAGGGACCAGGTTTCAGCTACAGCATTGGTTGCTGATGGTTTCACCCCAGCTAGCTTCAGGCGGGCGTACACGCGACCTACAACGGGGCGTTGTGCGGCTGTGAGCACGTGTTCCCAAGCATTGCGTTGCAGCCACTGACGTTGGCAGGACGGAATCTTGTAGCCTGTAATAGCGGCCAACTCATCTTCTGTAAGCGTCTCACTCGGCAGCTGAAACGAGTTCTCTCTGTTCATGCTGCCTCCTGAGCGATGGTGACAGCTTGTACCTGCGTATACCCCACAACAGGCTGCGCGGGCGGGCGATTCTGAGCGATGAGCGTTGCATCGGGTGTGGCTGCCTCGCGCAGCTTTTCGTGGGGTATAAGTGCCTTGGCAGTGGCGCTGATAGGGGCAATAATGCCTGCTGCTGCGCAGCAGAGGCTGTTTTTTTCTAGTGTGTCGACGCTGGTTTTTTGGCAGAGCAAAGCGGTTGAGGGATGAGTGTTTCGCTGATCCTTTTGCATGCCGCTTCCCTCCGAGGTTCGGAAGCGAGTCGGTTCATCAGCCGCTTGTGGGGCGTGAGCCGGGCTGCGGTGGGTGAGGGGTGTGATCATGCTGCATGCCCCTGTGTCGCTGGTTGGAGCAGAGCGGCCATGGCGAGGGCTTGTTCACGTAAAGCGCGGGTATCGCGTTCAAGCTTTTTGCCGGTGCGGAATGCGCTGAAAGTTTCGGCAGCGATTCGGAGCTGCTCAGCGATGTCCAACAGCAGCTGGCGTTCTGTAACGCCAAATGCCAGCGCTTGCTGAAGGCGCTTGCTGAATTGCGCCAGGCTGTTGTGATCGGCTTTGATGAACTGCAGGGATGCCTGCAGCTCGCGGATGTTTTTAGCGCTTTCGGCACGTTGGATGTCGTCGCTGACTTTCATTCCAGCGGACAGGCCATCGCCGTGGCCCATGAAGTAGCCGGCCCAGACAAGTAGTCCGGCGAAGACGATCAGGCCGATGAGTGCGCAGATCTGCATTGCTGTCATGTGGTGTGCTCCTGGTGTTGTCGTTGGCTGGTGGTGGCAGCCGTTCGGTTTGTGGGTGTTACTCGGTGGTTTCATTCTGCTGTCGCTGCATGTCTTCGTCGGCCTTGTAGGCTCGGATATCGATCAGTGAGGCGACGTGCCTGATGTGTGCGTACTTTGGTGCCTTGCGGCTGGTGTCCAGTGTGGTGATGGGGAGCTGGATGCGGCCGCTGCTGATCTCTGCTACGAACGATTGCTCGTTGAGGTTGCGGAAGTACTGCTCGCGGACTTTGTCCAGCGGGATCAGGACGTCGCCGAAGATGCGATAGAGCAGTTCGACGGTGGCTGACTCCGGTGCCGGGTGCAGGCGGAGCGGATTTTGTGATGTGTTACTCATGGCTTTGTTGGGCCTCCTTGCGTTGTGTTCTTGCCGGGTGGTTCCATGCGTTCAGACAGTGGCGTTTGGTCAGCTCGCGCAGATGTTCGGGCACTTCGAGGAGCGCGGCGTTGCGCTCCTCTCGTGTCCGCATGGCGACGATCTGGCGGGCGTATTCCCTAGGCCACGTCACGGGTGTCTACCGGGATGGCAGGCAGGTCGATATCCAGTTGCTCGGCCAGCCAGCGGATGCCGGGCTGTTTTACCTGGGTCGATTGGCTGTACTGCATGCCGAGCTTGTCGTGGTACCACTGGCCGTCCTTGACTCTCAGGTACTCGCGGTCGCGGTTGGGGTAAGCCGGTAGGTTCCGTTCGTTGAGCAGACCTTTTTCGCGCATGCGGCCGATGAGCTTGGGCCGGGTCAGGCTGAGGTGGGTTGCGGCTTGAGCGAGTGTGCGTTCCATGGCGTCTCCCTCACGCAGCGTGCGCAGCAGGAGTTGCCGCTGCAGCCAGGTGGTTGATGGACTCGACGACTTTTCCGTAGATCTCGACATCGGAACCGCACACGGTGAAGCATTTGGTGCGTGGGCTCTTTACGCCGATGCTCAGGATGGTGGTGACGCCGGGGCGGGTGTGGGTGCGGTGGATCGCGACGTGGACGGGCAGTTCGAAACCCATGTCGAGACTCAAGGTGCCACCGGTGACGACCAGTTCGAATACGCGCTGTCTGTCCCATACATCAAAACGGCCGTATTCACGGTGTGCGTGGGGGAGGTGCACGAGGTCACTGATGTTGCTCGCCTCGAAAGGGCCGTTGGCGATTTCTTCGATAAAGTCGGCCAGCTTGAGGTGCATTTTCTTTTCGTTGTTCAGGGTCAGCGTATGGCGTTCGCTGCCCATCTCGATGACGAAAATGGTCTGTGTTGTGCCGCGTTCAACCTTGAGGCGGAATACCAAGGCTTCACGCTTGGGCGCGGACCGTAAGACGTGGTTGAAAGTCTCGCTCAGGTTCATCTGGGCGTTGAGCAACTGCAAGGTACGGTTGTCGAGTTTGAATTTGTTCATGCTGCGTGCCCTCCGCCATTCGGGTCGAATGTTGCGGGCGCGGAACGGGCTTTCTGCTTGGGTTTGCTGGTGGAAAACGAGCAGCCGTATTCGCGGGCCAGGCGGCGAATTTCGAAGATGCGGAAGGGGTCGGCAGCGGCCGGATGGACGTGCAGGGTGGCTGTGGTGTGCATGGGGTTGCCTCGCTCTGTGGTGGAAGAGTGAGGCAAATATCAACCAGCGGTTGATTTATGTCAATGTCTATCGGTGGATGTTTCAATGTGATAGGTCGGTGCCTCACTCGTTCGAAGGATGGTAGAGTGGCAATTTGATATATTTTTGCGGGCGGTTGCTAAGGAGTGCTGGATGATTAATGGTTGTTGGTTTAATTATGATTATTTAAATTTTCATACAGAAGACATCATTCCTGAGATGAATATTTTCACCATTGTAGTTGGTCGCAATGGGTCAGGAAAAAGTAGGTTGTTGAGAGGGGTAGTAAACGCTTTTGCGTCTGTTCCTGAATTGAAAATCGAACGGGATATTTTTAACAATGATGATGAGGAAGTTAGATTTACATCTACTGATTATGATTTTATTCCGACTAAGGTAATAGCTTCTTCCACGAGCCCGTTTGATAAGTTTCCAGTGGATAGGCGTGGTCAAAGAGCTGGTTATTACGAGTATCTAGGATTAAAAGGACTTCAAAGCTCAAATTTGAGTCTGGCCTTTATGGCTAAAACCATTGGGTCGTTAGTTCGTTCTATTAATTCAGATAATGTTCATTCCGGGACGATAGTCGGTGTGCTTGATTATCTCGGTTATTATGGTGTTATTAAAGCTCGCTTCGCAATGGAGCCAACGCCTAAGCGAATTGAAGAGGCACTTAACTCTCCAGATCCGATAGAAGAGTTGCTTGATTTGCTAAGAAGTAGATACGGGGTGACGTACAGTAATTTTCTGAAAATGCAAGGTAGTCACAATGCGGAAGATTACAACTATGAAGTGCTTAAGGCTTTGCATCAATTTTTAATGTTTGGAAATAAGCCTAGGCTAGATATTGTAATTGATTTCGATGGCGTTAGAGATGCTAGAACTGGCGCCATGATAGATGATTATTTTACAGTGCTGCTAGAGGCTGGGTTTCTTCGCTTGAGGGATATTACTCTTCACAAAAAAGGCGTCCTTGAGCCATTTCGGATGAGCGACGCAAGCTCGGGAGAGCAATGCGTAGTAATGGCTATTTTGGGTATTGCAAGTCAAATAAAAGATGGCTCATTGGTTTGTATTGATGAGCCTGAAGTGTGTCTTCATCCTGAATGGCAGGAGCGTTATATCGAACTTCTGATCTCAACGTTCAGTAGGTTTAGCGGATGTCATTTCGTCATAGCAACGCACTCACCTCAGATTGTTTCAATGTTGGGTGATGAAAATTGCTATATTTTGGATATACAGAAGCGTGAGACTTATAACGCAAAGTGGTTTAATAAAAAGTCAGCGGACTTTCAGTTGGCTAGCGTGTTCGGTGCTCCTGGTTATAAAAATGAATACTTGTCAAGGGAGTTCATAAGCGCATTGGCTACATTAGGATCTGGGAATGAACTATCTCAAAAACGATTGAATATCTTGCACAGACTATTAGCGCTCAGGGAGGGGATTGATGATAGTGATCCTGTACGGCGTCTTATGGACATGTTGTTAGAGGCGCTTGAGGAGGTCTAACATGTTTGGCATATGCGCTGCAGATAGAGTGGTAGAGCCCATAGTTTATGAAGGGGCAGCTAAAACAAAAGTAGAAGAGTTTCAAAATCAGAAGAGTGTAACCTCGCAATATTGGGATCAGACTAATGATGGTGTGTTGTCGGAAATAAAGAAGTCGATTAAAGATCACTATTTGATTGCTCAGGATTATACTTGCGCTTACTGTCGCCAACGAATTGAAGTCGCCCATAATGGTGCTTGGGATGCTGAGCATGTAATACCCAAGGATACTCATCCGCAATTTATGTTTGAGCCAAGGAATTTATGTATAAGTTGTAAGGATTGCAATATTTTAAAAACAAATAAAAATGTGCTGGTTAATCGTGGGCGAAAAACATTTCCAGACAAACAATCGGATTATTTGTTGTGTCATCCCCATTTCGATATATATTCTGAACATGTCACTGTTCTTCGTTTGGCAGGTTTTTATCTACCTAAAACTGATAAGGGACGTAGTTTGGTCGAGGTTTGTGGGTTGCTTCGATTCTTGTATAAGTTTTCGAATTTTGAGTCAGTCAATGCAGATATTAAAATTCGGATGGGTGAACTACATGCTTTGTTAATGGATGCGAAAGATGCAATGGCGGAAAATTTTATTTTGGACTGCATTGAAGAGCTTGCGCGACAGGGGAAGGTAATATCACGACAGAATGCTATGCGGGCTTTAGCAGGTTAAGGTTGTAGTGGTAGTTTTAGGGGGGTTATTCCGGTATGAAAGACCCAACTATTTTCCCGCATATTTGTGTCTCCTCCGTAATATCAATGATTGGATATTGCGGATTGATCGGTCTCAAAAACTGGCGCCCAGCGTCCTCGACCAAAATTTTAAATGTTGCTTCATTGGTACGTGGAACTCTAGCTATTACTCTATCACCTGTTTTAGTTTCAGCTTCGGGGTCCACGAAAATAATGCAACCTGCAGGATAGCTTCGGCCGGGACCAGGGTTCGTCATTGAGTCACCATGGACTTTCAATGCATAACCTTGGTTGCTAATCGGTACAGGACATGACAGCCATGAGTCTGCGTCGTAGACCTCAATGTTAGAGATCGCCTCGCACCAAGCTCCGGCCTGCACCCAGGAAATTAACGGAACCTTGCCAAAACGTTGGTTGATCTCGCTGATGTTGCTTTGATCCCCTACAACTAATCGTTGCTCATTGCGTCCGCCGCTTTGTTCCTTAGGCAGCACTCCATACTCCAACCATTCACGACGCACCTTCAGCCATGAACAGAGCGCCGTCATGCTGTCCGCTTCGGCCATAGCTTCACCATTCAGCCACTTGCTTATGGCCTGAGTGGTCTTATCAACCCCCAAGCTTTTCAACTGTCGATGAATGTCCACGCCACGGCCCCGGCTGCGTACGCCGGCATCGTTGAGGGCTTCGTGTAGGCGCTCGCTGAAAGCTGCGCGGAGTGCATTTTTATCAACCATGGGTTGAGAGTGTCATAAAGGTTGCGCAATAGTCAGTTGATCTATAACATCAACCGCAAGTTGATAAGTGGAGGTTGCCATGTTGGACCCCGTAGATTTTCCGAATGCTATTGCGTTCGCTTTTGAAGCCGTAGGCGGCATTGGGGCCGCCGCCAGGGTATGCGATCGGAGCTATCAGGCGCTCAACAAGTGGCGCCAAGCGGCTTGCCTGCCGCGTACCGATTACACGGGTGAAACCAAATACGCAGTGCTTTTAGCGACAGCTGCAAAGCAGAAGGGCAATGCGTTTGAGGCCGCTTGGCTTCTGAATGCATCCGCACCTCAAAAAGCTGCAGCCTAGTTAGAAAAAAGGCGACCCAAAGGCCGCCCAGTTCCTCCCGGCACGCACCACCACAGCGCTGTCGGGTCGCGATAAAGGTAGGCGGGCACACCACATGCTAACCGTCGATCTTTACCGCGCTTTCCAAGGCACGGATGCCTTGGTGTTGCTGCCTTTTCTACCACAGATTGAGCAGCTGTTGCGCCAGGGGTGAACAACGGATTGTTCGCCTCGGCACGGTGCCGGTGTCGATCCTGAAGATCTAGCCGGCGTTTGGGCCCTTTCAAGCCACGCGGCAAATGTATCACCACTGCATGTCGCGCGGCACTGGCAACCTTAAGGATTAATGCCATGAGCCGAATCGCTCTGAGTTCTGTCGAACGGGCGCAGCGGGAAATCCTGCCGCTCGATTTAGCGCTTTACCATGCTGCTCGGGACTATCCCGGCGGCGCTGCTGCAATTGCCGCCACCACCGGCAGAAACGCCACCACGCTGCAGCACAAGCTTTCTCCAACGCACCCCAGCCATACGGTGAACATTCAGGAATTCGGCGAGATCCTGGAGTTGACTAAGGACCGCCGCATCCTCGATGCAGTGCATGCGCTGGTCGGGGATACGACTTGGCAGGAGTTGGCCGAGGCGTACACCAACGACATGCCTGAAACCTTGACCGCCGGCATTGCTGAGTATTTTCGGCAAGTGGCGGACTTGGCAGAGACATGGGCCAAGAGCATTGGCGATGGCGTGGTGACAGACCACGAGCTGGCCGCGATTCGTCTGCAGGTGTTTCGAGGTATTCAAGGGCTGCTGGGGATGTTCAACCGCGCCACGTATGTCAACCAGACCACGCGGGGTGCCGACCATGGCTGACATCGCCGACTTTGCTAATGACCTGGTGCAGGAACGTCTTGATCAGGCGCTGGCTGCTCGAAATGCAGTCAAGCCTGTGACGGCCGCTCACTCTTTCATGTACTGCGAAAACTGCGAGGAGCCTATTCCCGAAGCTCGTCGTATAGCCGTGCAAGGGTGCATTTACTGCGTGTCCTGTCAGGCGGTTGATGAAGTGTTGGAGGCTCGACATGCTCGATGAAGTTCTGGGTCAATTCGCAGACTACGGCCTTGAGCCTGAACAGCCGCTGATCTTCGCCAAGCTGACTCGGTGTAAGACCTCCCAAGACAAGGGGAAGGAAAAAAACGGTTGGTACGTTGTCCACGAGCATCGCACCGAGAAGAATGAAACGCTGATCTTCGGCAGCTTCGGTGATTGGCGATCGGGCGAGACTCAGAAGATCAAGGTGAAGGCTGGGCGGATGTCGCCAGAAGAGCGCGAGGTCATGCGTGCACGACAAGAAGACGCCAAGCGCCGTGCCGCCGAGATCGCGGCCAATGCTGCACGTCGAGCGGCGAACCGGGCGGCGGGGCTGTTCAAACGTATGCCTGAAAAGGGTCGCAGCGACTATCTGGATCGAAAGCAGATCGTCGGTATCGGCGTTCGCTATGCACCGCGCTCCGGCGCGTTTTTGGTGCCTATGTGCAACGTGCGGGACCAGATCGTCGGCCTGCAGGTGGTGTTTCCGGCCAAGCAGGAAGACACCGGCCGGGATAAATCCTACTGGCCCTACGGCATGTCGAAAGAGGGCGCTTTTCACCTGATCGGGCCGCACCCGGAGCCGGGCGAACCGGTGTTGGTGTGTGAAGGCTATGCCACGGGCGCAAGCCTGCACATGGCGACGTCGCTGACAGTGGCCATCGCATTCGACGCGGGCAATCTGCTGGTGGTCTGCAAGGCCATGCGCGAGCGTTTTCCGGGTTGTCCGTTGATCGTCTGCCGCGATGATGACTGGAAGACCAAGCGCCCGAATGGCGAGCCCTGGAACCCCGGAGAAGAGAAGGCGAACAACGCCGCGTTGATCGTTGGTGGCCAAGTGGTCGCGCCGATCTTCTCCGGTGCGCGGGAGGACAAGTGGACTGACTTCAACGACCTGCATGTTGCTGAAGGCTTGGAGGCGGTCCGGCGCCAGCTGTTAGCGGTGGTTAAACCTCCGGCAGCGGGTGGCTGGAAAGACCAACTAGCCCGTACCGAAAGCGGTGCCCTGATTGCGCACATGCAGAATGTCGAGCTGATAATCGGCAACGACGAACGCTGGGCCGGGGTGATCACTTACAGCGCCTTCAGTTCGAAGATCGTAAAGCTGCGTTCGGCCCCTTACGGCGGCGGCACGGGTGACTGGGCCGACATCGATGACGTTCGCGTGATGAAGTGGCTCGCGCAGCAATACAACCTGCGGGTGAAGTCGACTCAGGTGATCGAAGCGGTGAGTGTTGTCGCGCATGATCATGCGTTTCATCCGGTGCGGGAGTACCTGCACAAACTCGAATGGGACCGGGTGCCCCGACTGGAAAGTTGGCTCACCGATGTCATGGGTGTTCAGGCCAGCGACTACTCGGCCAAAGTCGGTAAGCGCTGGATGCTGTCGGCGGTGGGGCGGGTAATGAAGCCCGGCTGCAAGGCTGACTCGGTAATGATTCTGGAAGGCGCGCAGGGCGCGGGTAAGTCGACCGCAATGAGCATCCTCGGCGGCGAGTGGTTCATGGATACGCCTTTTGCCCTGGGCGACAAGGACGGCTTTCAGGCGATCCGTGGCAAGTGGATTGTCGAGTTGGGGGAGCTGGACAGCTTCAACAAGGCCGAAAGCACCAAGGCCAAACAGTTCTTCTCTGCATCGACTGACACCTACCGCGAGAGCTACGGCCGCAGAACGAACGACGTGCCACGACAGTGTGTTTTCGTGGGGACGACCAACCAAGATGAGTACCTTAAGGACGCCACTGGCAACCGGCGTTATTGGCCGGTGGCGTGCACCAAAGTCGACCTGCAGAAACTGCGCGAGATCCGCAACCAGCTTTGGGCTGAAGCGATGTTTTGTTATGAGGCAGGCGACATCTGGTGGGTAACGCCTGATGAAGCGCCGACCTTCGCCGAGGCGCAGGAAGAGCGCTTTGTGGTGGACGAATGGGAAGGGCCAATCCTGACCTGGTTGGAGGAATCGCAGATCGGTGAAACCACGTCTGGCAGTGAGGTACTGACTAATGCGCTGAAGCTCGACTTCGGCCACTGGGGCAAGCCTGAGCAAATGTGCGTCGGGGCGATCATGCACCGGCTTGGCTGGCGGCGAACGCGGATGCCGGCGTTGGCGAAGAGCGGGCAACGTCCTTGGGCTTACAAGAAGCCCGCAGGTTGGGGCGGTGCTTCGGCGTTGAAGGTGGAACCGATTGAGGAGCCTTGCTTCGGTGATTAAGCGAATCGATGAAATGCTCAAACTTTGGGCGGAGGATCTGCACTCCCCGATGACCACGTCTTTCAGTGGGGCGAGCGGCGGCAACATGATCGCCATGCTGATGGAGTGTAAAGGCGAGCTGATTCGCGGGACTCGCGGCAGTCGGGTGCTACTGGATGAATCGGCAGACATTGAGCTGATCGTAAACAAGCATTTGCCACCGCAGTTGTCGGTGGTGGTGCGTGAGCACTACTGCAATCAGGAGAGCTTCCTGTCTCAGAAGTACACCCATTGCGGTTGCAGTCGCGACACGTATTACCAGCGTTTGCATGAAGCGCATTTGTGCATCGCTGGCATGTTGGTGGGGAAGGCTGCGTGACCCCAGGCACGACTCCGGCGGTAGTTGTCCCACTGGCCTGCCTTGTCCTACTGCGTTTTAACGTGGCTGGACAAGCGCGGGCCGCGTCGTTGTTGGGCTGTCCCACCGTCCTGCCTGTTGGAAGGCCCCGCCCATGTGAGCGCAGCGGACACCAGCACGCGCCCGTGGCGCGCACGCGTGTTATTCAATTCCTTCCTTTACACGAGAAAGAAGATAAACAAGTAGGACAGTGGGGCGAAGCCCCGAATTTAGGCGCTCTCAGGCGTCCCACTTATATCGTTAAAGGTGGGACAGATGGGACAGCGCGAAAGCAACAGATAGCCGAGGTAGTGTATTCACCGATATTGCCTAGGCGTTCACCCTGCGTTACCCACATATTCACCGGGTGGCATTAAAGTGGGGTTGCTGCCACCGGAATCCACCTGTAAAAAGTAGTCATCTTCGATAGGTGCGACCGCAGAGAGCGGCAGGCACCACACACCAAACCCGGCCATTGCGCCGGGTTTTTGCGTTTATGGAGTAGGGCGATGACGAACGAGCAACAAGCGCTGGCAGAGATGCCAATCTGGTTAGTGATCGTCCTGGCCTTGGTCGGTGGCGTGTCGGGGGAGATGTGGCGCGCCGACAAGGACGGGGCGCGGGGCTGGGCGTTGTTGCGACGCCTGGCGCTTCGATCCGGTGCCTGCATTGTCTGCGGCGTGTCGGCGATGATGCTGATGATCGGCGCGGGCATGACGATCTGGACGGCGGGCAGCTTGGGTTGCCTGACCGCAATGGCGGGTGCCGATGTTGCCATCGGGTTGTACGAACGCTGGGCCGCCAAGCGGTTGGGCGTTTGCGAAGTGCCACCCGCAGGCGGTGAGCAAGGATGATGCACCGGTTTGGGGCGCCGAAAACTGCCGGGGACCCTGGGGGTATTCGGGGGGTACGGGGTCGGAAACCCGCGGGAAAGAGTTACTGGCCGGGTTGGAAAGTTGGTTAACAGAGGTTAACGGTTAACTGCCCCCGAATTAATTAGGTTAACTGGGGATTGCAAGCATGGAGTTCTT